TCACAGTTTTCACAGGTATTCGGAGACATGGAGGACCAGGCAAGCGACAGCTTATCACAAATTGCAGAGGATACCGGTATTGTTACAAACCGGTTGAAAGGTAGTTATACCCAGATAGCTGCTTTTGCAAAGACTACGGGAATGGAAACGGCTGACGCTTTGGATTTAACAAACAGATCCATGAAGGCGGTTGCGGATTCAGCGGCCTTTTATGACCGTTCTCTCGAAGATGTAACCAACTCCCTGCAATCTTTCTTGAAGGGCAATTTTGAAAATGACGCTGCTCTTGGATTATCGTGTACTGAAACAACGAGAAATGCGGCAGCGAATGCTTTATACGGCAAGTCCTTTAAGGATTTGGACGAGGCACAGAAACAGCTTACTTTATTGCAGATGGTTGAGGATGCAAATAAACTGTCTGGAGCATTAGGACAGGCTGAAAGGGAATCTGACACATGGACAAACCAGCTCGGAAATCTCAAACAGTCTATTACAGATTTGAAGGCGGCACTTGGCAAGACATTCTTAAAGCCTGCAATAGCGGCATTGAAGATGTTTTCCGGATTCATACAGGATATTACTGTGGCAATACCAAAGGTTGCAGCTGGTCTAAAGAATTGGGCGAATGCGACATTTGGTGTTACAGATGGAGAAAATAATATTATCAGAGGACTCAGAGATGTTTTTGCTCTTGTCAAAACATTAAAACCGGCAATAGACCGCATGATGCAGACAGCAGCAAAGGGCATAACTAAAGTAGTTCAGTTTTCTATGAAGCTCATTGACAGGCTCGGCGGCTTAAAGAATGTATTAAAAATAGTCGCTGTGGTGGCAGGAGCTTTTTTTGCTGTTATGAGTGTTGCGAAAATTATGAGTTTGTACAAAGCAATAGGTGGTATGGCGGGCATAGTTGCAAAACTGTCAAAGGTATTCAGTCTTGCCAATCTTAAAATACTGGCCATAGTAGCTGTGGTGGCAATACTCGCTTTGGTAATCGAGGATTTCATCAATTTTATGATGGGTAATGATTCGGTTATCGGCACATTCTTTGATAAGGCAGGAATAGGCGCTGATAATGCAAGAAATACCATTATCAAGGCATGGGAAAAGGTCAAGACCTTTCTGTTGGAAGTATGGGATTTCATTAAGCAGGCTGCCGGAATGTGGGTAGATACTGTATTCGGTTTCTTTGAAAGGCATTCAGAATCTATCAAAGCTAATTTCGAGAGAGTGTGGGGAATAATCAAGACATTCCTGAGTGGAGTTTGGACATTCATTTCACAGCTGGCGGCTACACTATTCGGAGATACAGAGGACAGTATCGATGGCTCTACTACAAGCACCAAGGATAAGCTGCTTTCGGTGTGGCAAGCAATTTTAGACGCATTATCGGCGGTATGGGATGCCCTATACGAAGCTGGTAGTGCTATTTTTAATGCCATTGCAACAGTGATTGAAACTGTATTCAGTTGGATTCAGATGTTTTGGAATGCTTGGGGCTCTACAATTTTAGCATGGTTCAAAGGACTGTGGGATAACTTGGGAGCATTTATAAACGGATTCCTTGATGTAATCAAAGGCTTGGCGAACTTTATTAGTTCAGTATTTACAGGTGATTGGTCCGGTGCATGGGAGGCAATAAAACAGGTATTTATGGGTATCTGGAATATGATAGTTGCCTTTATTCAGCAGATATGGAATACAATCACGACAGTATTTACTATTGCACTTGGAGCGTTACAGGCTTTGTGGGACACAGTATGGGGTGCTATCAGCGGTTTCTTCCAGGGAATATGGAATGGAATTGTTTCGTTTATCAGCGGAATATGGAATACGATTACTGGTGTTATTTCGGGAGCTATCAACAGTGCATACAACACGATTGTTTCGGTTCTGCAAGCAATATACAGCTTTTTCAGCAGTATTTTCACGAATATAGCTTCGTTTGTGAGCACTACATTCTCCAATATTTTAAGTGGAATTACAAGCACCATCGGAAACATCAAAGATACTATTGTGAACGGAATTAACGCAGCTGTGGAGTTCATCAAAGGATTACCAAGTCAGGCTGTTACATGGGGACTTGATTTCATAAACGGATTAAAAGACGGTATTATGTCTGGAGTACAGGGTATTGTTGACGCTGTAAAGGGTGTCGGCGAAAAGATTAAGTCATTCCTGCACTTCTCGGTACCAGATGAAGGACCTTTAACTGATTACGAAAGCTGGATGCCGGACTTCATGAGTGGTTTGGCAGAGGGTATCGGAGCAAATGAAGGTACAGTCCTTGATAAAGTCAAAGGCTTGGCGAGCGGTATTTCCACACTTATGCGTGGAGCAACTGCGAATGTTTCAACAGCTGCAAGTGGAGCGGTAAGCAATTCAAGCACCACAAATGTTACACAGAACAACACATTTAACAACAGTTATTCCGGAAGTGACAGACAGGCTCAGGCAAATGTTTCTAAGGGAATGAATAAGTCAGCTCAGGACGCAACTGCATACCTCTCAAAAGGGCTGGCATACGCAAGGTAGGTGAAAAGGAATGGCGAGAGGAAATTTGAAACCTGTGAGTGTTGCAGGAATTGAGGCAGATGCCTTGATTAGTGAGGAAATAAGTTACTCTGCAGACATTCCGGAGTATCCTGTCGAAAAAGGATACAATGTATCGGACACAATAATTCTAAAGCCGATATCACTTAGTCTGACACTTTTTATAAGTGATACACCGGCAACATGGAGTGGCAGGCGCGGGCATAAACCGTCCGCTGGCCGCACTCAAAAGATTTGCAAGAAATTCGAGGATTTATATTTCAAGCGAAAGTTAGTAAAGGTTGTCACATCAGACAAGATTTACACCAATATGGGTATTACATCTATGAGCATTTCTCATTCCAAGGAATTGGGATATGCAAGACAGATTAGTATGTCTTTGAAAAAGGTGTATGTTACAAAAAAGAGAACTGTAAAAATACCTAAATATGTATTGCAAAGCGGAGAGACCAAGGCAAATGCCGGAAAGGCTTCGACATCGAAGAGCAGTTCCAACAGCTCTGGAAGTTCCAGCAACTCCGGTAGTTCTGGAAGTAAAGGTAGTGGCTCATCAAAAAGCAGTTCTGGAAGTTCAGAAAGTACAAAGAAAAGCTCAATTCTGTATGGAATAGCGAGCAAGTCGGGATTTATTTAGGAGGTGGCTGAATGTTATATATTACTGTTCCGGATATGAACGATAGTGTTTCGTCGATTACCATAGACGAGGTAGAGTATGATATTCGGTTTACTTACAATGGAACAGGTGATTATTGGAGCTTTGGTCTTTATGATACAGACGATAATCCTATAATCGCAATGACAAAGATTGTTCCAAATTTTCCGTTGACACATTTTTTCAATTACACAGAATTGCCAAATGGTATTTTCGGAGCATTATCAAACGAAGAACGGATCACAAGGGAGAGTTTCAATAATGGCACTGCTGAATTTGTGTATATTCCATGGTCCGAAGTAGAGGAGGAATAAGAGGTGGGACAGAAAAATTTTCTAAGACAATATGTTATGAAAGCCGGCAAGATGGGAAAGAAAGGTTTTGAAATCGGCAAAACCACCTCTGACAATCCTCATGCTCTACACATTAGTTTTAGTATTGAAAAATCATCTTCTGAATCAGCGAACACAGCGAAAGTGGAAGTATGGAACCTTTCGCCTGCTAATTTGAAGGTATTAGATAGAAAAGACTGCGTTATCGAATTGCAGGCTGGTTATGACGGGAATATAGCACTCATACTTGTCGGGAATGTGGTTACATCAACGACCTCCATGGATGGAGCAGACAGGCTTACGGAGATTGAGGTTGTGGATGGTCGTGTCGCATTGAGAGATACCTATATATCGGTTTCGTTCTCCGGCAAGGTAAACAGCAAAGATGTATTCAATTACATAGCGGGACAGATGGGTGTTTCGGTAGTATATTCCAAAAAAGCAAAATTCAAAACTCTGCCTAACGGCTTCAGCTTTGTTGGTCCTGCCAAGAATGCTTTGAAGAAATTATGTAAGACCTGTAGGCTATCATGGTCTATTCAAAATTCGGTCTTACAGATAAGAAACCCCAACGAGCCTATAAATACCAAAGGATATCTTTTAAGCAGCGATACGGGACTTTTAGACGTGCCTAAGAGGATAACAATTTCCGCTGAGAGTGACGATTCCGAAAGCGGAGACAGTTCCAAGACATCCCAGATAGGTTATGAAGTCAGATACTTCTTGAATGGAGCTATTGGAGTGAATGATTATGTGCGTTTGGAGAGCGAGGAAGTTAGAGGATATTTCAGAGTATATAAGCTGAATATTGACGGAGACAATATGGAAGGCGACTGGATTTGTACGGCGCAGCTTTTGGAGGTGAAGTGATGTTACAGGAATTTGTACAACAGGTGGAAGATGTTGCACGTTCCGTTATGGAGGAAATGCACACCGCTA